TACAAAGACTCAGGACCTGATGGGGCTTGCCTTTGATGTTTCAAGTGGCAGCGGCCTGGACTATGCCTCCACTGTAGATATTTTAAGTCAGGCCTATGTAGGCAACAATAAAGGATTAAAACAACTTAATTTAGGACTAACCCAGGCTGAGCTAAAGGCTATGAGTTTTGATAAGATACAGACAAAACTACGGCAAAACTTTGCAGGCGCAGGTGGCATAGCTCTAGATACTTATGCAGGATCAATGGCTAAGTTAAGTGTAGCTACCTCTAACGCTAGCGAAACTATAGGCACAGCGCTTTTAGATGCTGTAATTAAGGTAAGTGGTAGCCAAGGTGTAGATGGACTAATAACCAAGATAGATATGCTAGCTACTGGTATTGCCTCAGTTGTAACACAGATAGGCAATATGGTAGCTGCACTCAACGGCAGCGAGGCGCAGAAGGCTTTTAGCCCTGGGTTTATGGTAAGCGGCGGGCGGGCAGGTAGTTTTAGAGTAGGCCCTACAGGCGCAGGCAATATGGCTATGAGCGTACAAAGCCAAGACTTACAAAAGTCTGCGCTGGCGGCGCAAAAGAAAGCCGAGTTAGATGCAATAAAGCGTAATAAAGAATTAGCCAAACTTGCCAAGGATCAGGCAGCGGCAGCCCTAGCTACAGCAAAAGCAAAGAAAGACCAGGCAGCCCTCGATAAGGCAGCCCTAGCCTTAGCTAAAGGCGTAGATGTCTTTGATATGGATAAGATACAGATAAACGCGGCCTTGCTTAGCTCAACCCAGGCGCTAGGTAAAGCTACCTCGCAGACTCAGCTACTTAGTATTGCTAACGATCTAGTACGCCTGACTATCAAACAAGATATGTTAGTCCTAGAGGATGCAATAGCGGCTAAAGATGTTGAGGGTGCAACGGCAGCGGCTAAGAAACTTAACACAGATATAGCCATACTAGGTACTTTAAGCGGCCAATCCTTAAAGCTAGCTAATATTAAAACCATTATAGAAAGCATCCTACCTAAGAGTTTAATAGACTTGGCTAACCTTGATGCAGCTATAGCTAAGATTATTGAGATGAACCGCCTGCAAGGCACTAAAACCCTTGTACCTGCTAATACACCTAATGCAGTAATACCTACAGTTATTACGCCAACAGTAACGCCAACGGCCACGGCCGCACCAGGCGGCAAGTTAGGCACAATAACGCAAGCCGAAACTACAATTTTATTACAAACTGCGCTAGGTACAGATGCCCTTTTTGAGTATTGGGAAGCTGCAACGGCAGCGGCTAACGCTGCAGCCGATCTACTCGACTATCAAAATGCACAAAATGAGGCAGCCTTTAAGGCTAGCTCTTTATTTAACGCTGGGGCAACAGTAAATATAAGCGCTGGGGTTATTGCTAGCCCCGATGAGTTTGCCCGTATGGTACAAAAAGCGGTACAAAATGCTAACCGCTTTGGCAATAACCTAGACTATGCAGGCGGCCTATAGTGACCGTGCCAGTAGTAAATGCTTTTATTAACTTTAGTACAGGGCCAGCCTTTGCTCAGGCAATGATATTAAACCAAGGCATACTAGATACAAATATCTTGGCCGATGCTGCTAGCGTTATTGTGGATGTATCAGAGCAAATAGATTACATAACTACCAATCGAGGCAGACAGGCAGAGGCCGACCAGTTTCAGACTGGCACTCTATCGCTGCGTATTGTAGATCAAAACGGCGACTTTAACCCGCAGAACCCTAACGGCCCTTACTTTGGCTTACTTAGCCCTATGCGTAAAGTACAGATAACGGCTACTTACGCCGCAGTCACCTACCCTATCTTTAGCGGGTTTATTACTAGCTACTCTACAACTACCCCGCAAAATGCTAGCGATGTAGTTTATACCACGATAAACGCCGTAGATGCTTTTAGGCTCGCTCAAAATGCGCAGATAGCTACGGTGGCAGGCACAAGCGCGGGCCAATTAAGTGGCGCTAGGATAAATAATTTGCTTGATGCTATTGACTGGCCTGCCTCTATGCGCGATATTGATGCAGGCCTAACCACTATGCAGGCTGACCCAGGCACAGCTCGCACAGCCCTTAACGCTATGCAGGTAGTCGAGACTAGCGAGTACGGAGCGCTGTATGTAGATGCCTCGGGCAGTTTCGTCTTCCAAGATCGAGCGCTAACGGCCAGCTCGGTAGCAGGTACGGCTACAGAGTTTAACGATGACGGCACAGATATTGCCTACAATAATGCTGTATGGATACTTAACGATGTCCTAGTCTATAACCAGGCAAACGTGACTTGCAGCGGTGGCAGCGTTCAGACAGCGATAGACCAGGCCAGCATAGATAAATACTTTTTACACAGCTACAACCAACAAAACCTACTAATGCAGACCGATGCCGTAGCCCTTGAATATGCTCAGGCCTATGTAGCCTCACGGGCAGAGACCACCGTACGCTGCGATGCTATAACCCTTGACCTCTACACAGATAACTACAACTCGGGCATTATTGCAGCCCTTAGCCTTGACTTTTTTAATCCCATCACTATAACCACTAACCAGCCTGGGGCCTCAACCTTAACTAAAACTTTACAGATTTTTGGGGTGTCTATGAGCATAAGCCCTAACCTATGGAAGGTAACATTTACTACATTAGAGCCGATAATTGAAGCGTTTATTTTGGACTATTCAGAGCTTGATACAGGCGTATTAAGTTATTAAGGAGATGAGATAATGGCAGCTGGGTTAGGATTTAAGACTTTTACAACGGGTGAGGTGTTGACGGCAGCCGATACTAACGGCTACCTAATGCAGGGTATTTTAGTCTTTGCTACAGAGGCGGCTCGTAATTCAGCCATTACCTCACCTCAAGAGGGGCAGTTTGCCTTTACTAAAGATACTAATACCACCTGGTTTTACGATGGTGCGGCTTGGGTACTTAGTGGTGCAACAGGAGATGTAACAGGTGTAACGGCTGGCACGGGTATTACAGTTACCTCACCAACTGGGCCAGTACCAACCGTAGCTATAGATGCAACAGTTACAACACTTACAGGTACGCAAACTCTTACTAATAAAACTTTAACATCGCCAGCTTTGACGACTCCAACAATTAGCACAGCTACAACTAACGGGGATATTCTTTATGGTACAGGATCGGGGGCTTTGCAACGGCTTGGCATAGGTTCAGCTTCGCAAGTGCTTACAGTTGCCTCAGGTATCCCATCGTGGGCAACACCCGCGGGCGGCGGCGGTAAAGTGTTGCAGGTTGTATCAGCAACTTACGGCACAAAGGTCGATTCTGCGACCAACACTTACGTTGACTCTGGACTTACTGCAACAATTACGCCAACTTTAGCAACTTCAACAATTCTGGTTTGCTGGGGCATTGATTGGCGTAAAGATTCGGCCCAGTCCGCTAATGCGATTAACTTGAAACTACTTCGCGGTGCAACTGGTATTGTCGTCAGTTCTTCACTTGGTTATACAGGCTCAGCGATTTACAACATTGGAACCTGGGCTGGAACATTTAGGGATTCACCCGCAACGACATCGGCAACAACCTACAAAATACAACTAAATTCCGATAATAATACGGGCACAGTTTCAAGCATTCCTTATGGCTCAAACAGTTTAGGTTCAATCGTACTTATGGAAATAGGAGCATAATATGGCAACAGGTGGAGAAGTTCTAGCGATGCTTATTCCGACAGGCGGCTGGGCAATTAGCGGAGATGATTGGTTAGGCGTCCAATTCTTTGATGCCACGCCGATAACCGAAGCGCAATTTAATGCAGGTTTTGCAGATTATGATGCGTGGAAAGCCGCGCAAGATGCTAAAGCTGCTACCGATAAAGCAAACGCAACGGCCAAATTAGAAGCACTTGGCTTGACTGCCGATGACCTAAAGGCGCTAGGCCTGTAAATACACTACTAACTAAGGAGATATATTATGGGGCCAGTACAGTTTAATGTAAGTAATCAAACTAAATACGATCTACGCATACAGGCATCTAATGGCGCCCAAGCTGGGGCCGTATCAGGTGCTAGCACTAATTTAAGTTTTACACCCGATGACACTAATATTACCTGCGCGATGCGCTGGTATGCCGATGGCATTTGCATATTGCAGGGTAGCGTTGCGTGGTCGGCCGGTGGCAGCGGGGCCGATGATGGATGGAGTACAAGTAATTTAATCTGTATGAACGGACAAGCTAACGGCGTTGGCTTTAGCGGCTGTAATGAGGGCTGGGTTGAGTTGCAGCCCTATAACCTTATGGCTAACGGCGGCGAGGTTAGCGTTACTTATACAAATGCCTAAATGCTGACAAGCTATAACGGCTGGCCTGCATCTAAGGATCAGGCAGAGATAGGCATAAAGTCCTATCCCGTACGTGGCACACTCATTAAACTGCGATGCGCCGAGAAGGTAGCCCCTCTTTTAGTAGGCTTTGCCGCTGAGTACCATAATTTAATAGAGGAGTTAGATGTAGGGGCTAATGACGACTGGGGATTTTGCTACAGGATGGTTAGGAATACTAGCGATAAATTATCCAACCACGCAAGCGGCACGGCCATCGATCTAAATGCGAGCCGTTATCCATTAGGTAAACAAACCTTTGAGCCAGGCAAGATACCGATGCTCAGAGCGCTAACTAAAAAGTATGGCTTAACCTGGGGCGGGGATTACAAGGGCCGTAAGGATGAGATGCACTACGAGATAAGCATTAACGCAGTCAAGGTGGCAGCGCTAATAACTCAACTAGGGCTAGAAAAGAGCGAGTAAATGAAAGAGCAACTAAAGGCCGCTGGCCTGTCTTACCTACGCGCAGCTATATCGTGCGTGGGTGCGCTGTACCTTTCAGGCATTACAGACCCTAAAACGCTAGCTAATGCTTTTATAGCTGGCCTACTCGGGCCACTAATCAAGGCACTACAGCCAGGTGAGAAGCAATACGGCATAGGCTCTAAATAAGTGGAGGCGCAGGCGTGGATAGCTTTAATCTTGGGGGTTATGGCTATCCTGTCTGCGCTCTATGCAGCTCTGCGCTACCTGGTAAAGGCCATACTGGCTGAGTTGCTACCCGATAATAACGGGGGCCATAACCTGCGGGGCCGTGTAGATCGTATTGAGGTTAAGGTGGACAGGATTTACGAGCTACTTATAGAGGCTAAACTATCTCGCTAGCGTGTCGCGTTGCTAAATGTCATACCTAGGGTTCATACTATTCTTACAACGCCGAGGGGCTAACTCGGAATAGGTAGCCTAATCGGCCCGATGTTAGGGGCTAAGTATGATGATAGATGGATCGTTTATAGTGTTATGTTTTATAGGGCTTATTTTATGGGCTGTAATGATGTGGACTATAGGCTTTAAGCAAGGTAAGCAAGAGGGCTACACCGCTGGCTATATGAAGGGCCGCAACATAGGCCGCAGCTCGGTAGGCACAAAATGATAATAACCTGCGACGACTGTAAAAAAGATTTTGACATATTAAACCAGGGTTACTCATGTGAGTATTTAGTTTTATGTGCTGAGTGCTGGAAAAGCGAACGCTTAGCCCGTGCCTGCGGGGGTAAAAAATGAGCGGGTTTCTAGATAACTACGAGCTAGCCAATGACACTATTAAACGCTTTTGGGTTGAGCATCCAACAGGGCGCATTATGCCTATTATTGTACATATTGACTTAACTGCAGGTTGGGTGCTATTTAAGGTTGAGGTGTACCGCGAGTATGAAGATCATCAACCTAGCGCCAGAGGCCACGCCTACGGTAATGTAAACTTTTACCCTGCCAATATGAAGCGCTGGATGGTAGAAGATGTAGAAACTAGCGCAATAGCCAGGGCAATTAAGCTACTCACACCTAGCGC